TGCTATGTTCCGACCATGTGATCGACTTGCTGGCAACCGACCAAAAGTTTTCCGACCAATACCACAACTATACTACGGGAAAAATATCGAACATGTATGGTTTTGAGGTGTACGAATATCAGGATGCACCTTACTATGTGGTGGCAGCCAAAACGAAATTGGCTTATGGCGCTGTGCCGGGTACAACCCACCGTATGGCTTCGGTAGCATTTTACGCTCCCCGCATGATGCGTGCCAGCGGAACAACGAAAGCCTACCTGCAGGATGCAGCCAATGCGCCTCAAACGCAGGAAAACTTGGCTAACTTCCGTACCTACTTTATTTGCTTGCCGCTGAAGAACCAAGCAATTGGGGCTATTGTGAGTGCGATAGTGTAGGCCAGTAGGTAAGAGGTAAGTAGGTAAGAGGTAAGTAGGTAAGATAGAATAAATTTCGTGTGTGTTGTTTAGAGCTCGGGGAAAAAGGGCGAATAAGCCATGACCCCGAGTGATAAACGATTTACAATTTACAATTTACAATTTAAAATTTAAAATATTATGGCAATAAATAATAATACAACGCCGGAAGTAACGCCGGAAGTAACACCGGAAGTAACACCGGAAGGTATAACCGTATTCCCGGAAACGGAGGCGGTGGTGGCAGGCGATGGCGCTACCGAGGACTGGGACGATGAGGCGGCAGCTTTGTTTGCTTTGAACCCGCAGTATGCAGCGCTTTACTTTACGGCCGACGGGCTGGCATTTGCACAATACCAGGATGCGCGCAACCATGCGGCAGGCTTGGACGAGAAAAAAGTAGTAACTAAAACAGCTAAAAAATAAACGCTATGTTACCAAACGTAAAAATAAATTTTGATAATGGCGCGCTGGGGGGCATTGCCCCTATGGACGATGCAGTAACCGGGCTGGTGTGTGCTGCGCACGAGGTGAGTGATGGTACCGAATTTGGCCGTACATTGAGTTTTTGGAATCGCTACCTACTAACTTCGGTTCAGGATTTGGCTGGGCTTGGTGTAACTTCGGCTTTGAACGACCCGAATGAACTGCTTTATAAAACGGTGCGTGAGTTTTACTTAGAGGCACCCGCAGGTACTAAGCTGTGGCTATTTGCTATTCCGCATGGAGAATTTGCCGATCAGGAATTGTCGCTCGCCTCTGATTTAATAAATAAATTTCTGGTGGAAGCGGGTGGTAGTATACGTACGCTGATGGTGGCCAGTGTGAATTTGTGGAATGATCTTGATAATTACATGAGTTATGCTCAGAGCATTGCCGACCATTCGACCGACGAGCTATATGCGCCACTGATGGTGATACTGCCATATCAGGGATATACTGGAAATTTAGCGGATTTAGCGAATATAGGTAATTGCGCATACAACAGAGTGTGTATGATGGTAGGCGATTCGACTAGCGACAGTATTACTGCCGCTGTGGGGTTGTTGGCAGGGCGCATAGCCAGCATACCGGTGCATCGGAGCGTGGCGCGGGTAAAAACGGGACCATTGCCGGTGTCGGATTTGTTTTTGGGCTATAAAGAGCCCGACTCAACGTATGCAGGTGCGGTAGACGACTATGGTTATATTACCTTTAGGAGTTTTGTAGGCAAGGGTGGTTATTATTTTACGGATGATAAGCTGGCTACTTCGGCAGCCGACGATTACAGCACGATAGCTCGCAGGCGTACGATAGACAAGGCTTACCGCATAGCTTACCAAACGCTGTTAAACTACGTAAACGACGAAATAGCCGTAACGGGCAGTGGTGCCATAAGCGCACCTATAGCCAAAAGCATACAGAGTGCAGTGGAAACGGCTATCGAAAACGGCATGGCGGGCAGCTTGGGTGTAGACCCTGCCGACCCAAAAGATACGGGCGTGCAATGCTATATAGATGCCAGCCAGAATATAGTGAGCACCGGCAAGCTTAACGTAAGCCTACGCATTAAGCCATTTGGCTATGCGAAGTATATTGAAGTGAGCCTGGGATTTAAAACAACAACCACCACCACCACTTAAAAGTGGTGGCAATTAATAATTAAGGATATGGCATTTGATAGTAGAGAATACGAATTTGCGGACCTGACACTGGTGTTGGGCGGCAAGGATATAACGGGTTTCCGTGGTATCAAGTACGCAACTAAACAGGAAAAGGAAGCTGTGTATGGCAAGGGTGCTGAGCCTTTGAAAATTCAGAAGGGAAATAAGAGCCACGAGGGCGAACTTACCATACTGCAAAGTGAGTATGAAACGCTGGTGGCGAACAGCCCAAGTGGTTCGATATTGGACTTACAGCTTGATGCGGTAGTGGCTTATGGCAATCCGGGTAATGGCGACATGCTGATTACGGACGTGCTGCAAGGCTTGCAGTTTACCGAAGAAAGTAAAGAGGTAAAACAAGGTGACAAGTTTATGGAGTGTAAGCTGCCGTTTATTTTCTTGAGGAAAAAAGCGCAAACCCTATAAGAATTTACAATTTAAGAATTTACAATTTACAATTAAAGGCAGTCCGGTCGAAGCTGGCTGACTGCCTTTTTTTTACAACAAATAATAACACACAACAATGGAAAACGAATTAAAAGGACAGGCAACGCCTGAACAGGTTACGGAATGGAAGGCAAAACACAAAGAAGTATTTGCAATAACGGTAGATGGCCATGTGGCTTACCTTAAAAAGCCCGACCGCAAAACGATAGCTTACGCCAGTAGCGTGGGCGCTAAGGACCCTATAAAGTTTAACGAGATAATGCTTGCTAACTGCTGGCTTGGTGGCAGCGAAGCCATAAAAACGGACGATGATTTGTTTCTGGGTGCAAGTGGTAAGCTTGCCGAACTTATAGAGGTGAAGGAAGCTGAGCTGGTAAAGCTTTAGAGGATGGCGAACTTCGACCATCCGACTGGATACGGAAAGTAAATGCACAACTCAGGTATTACCTCCACCTCGACCCCGAGCGGCTGACGGACAATGAATGGGCTATGGCTTGGAAAGAGCTGGAGTGGATACGGGGGGAAGAGGCGAAGAATAATGGTTAGTGGTTAATGGTTAATGGCTAAAATGGTTAAGAATGAAGACACCTGCGATGCAAAAGACAATAATAATTGAAGAATGGTGTGATGAATATCATACAGTGCGGATAGAATCGGAAGATGGACATGTTTTTTTTGAGCAGCGAAAGGATAATTTTGTAAGGACGCACGATAACACGTTTGTGGACGTTTTTTTGAAGAATTTATCGCGCAAAAGTAGCAATACAGGCAATGATATTGTTGGCAATAGCCGTTACTTTCTCCAGACGCGCCCCTATGGAGGGTTTAAGATTTTCGATTTCAAGCATAAGTTTTTGTGTTTCCTGGAGAAGTATTTGCTCAAACAGCGTATATCCGCCTCGGTGGAAAAACTCAAAAGCGTCGAGAAAAACGACTATGTGTAAAACGGGCGATGAAACTCTCAAGGAGTATTCGCCAATAAGTTTATTTCGTTGGAAATAGGATAGCAATACGCCAATATCTTGAACCGATAAATTTGTGGCTTTGGTAATATCGGTAATTAAAAATTGCTGAAAACTCTCGGGTTGACAATTTTGGGTAAGGTATTTTAATAAGGCATCTTTTTGAATGTATGAAATGGACATATTATTTCTTTTCCTCGACTCTAATGTGGATTGTGAATTGGGTGTCTGGGTTGGTAGTGGTTTGGTTGTCTGTTGGGACTTTAGGATTAGAGTAATGGTTTTTGGATAAAGCCTGACAAATACCCCAAACTAACATACCAAAAATAGCACCAAAAAGAATGATGTTGACTAATGCTGACAACAGCCAATAGAAAATGGTATTTATTAGTTCCATAGGATTTTAAACTTGGCTTTGATGAAGTGAAGTATGGCATAAATGATGCCCATTGGAATAAAAGACAAAATAAGTCCACTGGCAAAGAAGACGAAAAGATACCAAATAACATTAAATGTAGTTGGAATAAAATCAAGTGTAGGATGTTGGAATGGGGCAAAAGGTGGGCATATCCATTTGGTGGTCATTCCTCCAAAATAAATTAAGAGCCCTGCATGAAGGACAAACAGCAGAATATAAATTAGTTTTTTCATTATTTATAGATTTTAGACTGCAAATATACAACAGAAATGGCAAATATACTCGAATATATCATAAAAATTACCGACAATACATCTAAGGTTGTATTTGGCGGATTGGTGAAAGGTACCGATTTGGCAACAACGGGTATGAGTAAGCTCAATAGTTGTATGTGGAAGATGAATCAAACAGCTGATTTGTTCGACCGTATGGGTCAGAGTTTAGAAATGATAAATAAGCCTGGTATTGCCTTTGAGCAAAGCATGGCTGACTTGAGCGCCATTACTGGTATTGCAGGAAAAGATTTGGAAATGCTGGGTGTTACAGCCCGAAAAACAGGTGTTGACAGCGGACTCGGAGCTGTGCAAGCGGCTGAGAGTTACAAGATTTTGGCATCTCAAATTGATATTTCAAAAATGGGTATGTCTGGCTTGCAGCTATTGCAAAAGCAAAGTATCACCTTGGCTCAAGCTTCAGGCTTGGAAATGGGTGCTGCTGCCGAAGCATTGAGTGGCACTATTAATCAGTGTGGACTGCAAGCTTCTGAAGCGGCACGAATAACTAATGTATTGGCGGCAGGAGCTAAGTACGGCGCTGCCGAAATACCCGATTTGGCACAGTCGTTTAAAGTGGTAGGTGCAGCAGCTAATAATGCAGGTTTGAGCGTAGAAGCTACCGCCGGAGCATTGGAAGTATTGAGTAAAAACAATGTAAAAGGTGCTGAAGCTGGTACAGGATTGCGCAACGTATTGCTGAAAATGCAGACAGCACTGGGCGTTGATTTCAGTAAGACTTCTATGTCGGAGGCATTGGATCAGTTGAAGCCAAAGTTGAAAGACACGGCATATATGACCAAGATTTTTGGGATGGAAAACGTGGTTGCCGCTCAGTTTTTAGTACAGAACTCCAAAGAGGTTGCCGAAATGACCAAACGGGTGACTGGTACTAATGTGGCACAAGAACAGGCTGCGATAAGGACAGACACTTGGGGTCATAAAATGGAGAAATTTAAAGCCAAAATGAATGATTTTGGTATTTCGCTGAATAAAACAGCTCCCGGTTTGATGACCAATTTGCAGTTAGCGAGTCAATTTTCGACCGTTATTATGAGTATGGGTCCAATATTGACAGGTGTAAAATGGGCATTTGGGGGTTTATCAACTGCTATCAACTGGCTTACCGTGGCCGAAAACCGTAACCGAATAGCCAAAGCCATTGGCACAGCAGCTATTTACACTCAACTGGTAGCCATGTATGCTTGGGATGCGATAGTGGGCGTGCTTACAGGTAAAATAACATTGGTAAGTGCTGCAACTGCGGTGTGGAATGCTATACTGGCGGTGAACCCCATAGTGTGGATAGTGGTAGGGGTGGTGGCACTGATTGCTGCAATAGTAATTTTGGTAAGCAAAGTACAGGGCTGGGGCAAGCAGTGGGAACATGTGGTGGGTATGGCTAAGGCGGGCTGGAGCTTGTTTGTGGACGGTGTGATGATAGGCATTGACAAAATGCAGATAGGATGGTATAAGTTCAAAAACATGATGGGGCTTGGCAATAAATCGGAAAATAACAATTTGATAAGCCAGCTAAATGCCGATGTAGCCCGTCGACAAAAAGAAATAAGCGGTGCGCAGGAAAAGTTCAAACAAAATGCAAAATGGGATTTGGCTTGGAAAACCGAAGTAAAAGAGAAAAGCGCGAAACAACAAAAAATTGTACCCGCAGGAGTGCCCGGATTAGTACCGTCGGAAACAGTCGGTAACACAGGCGGCAATGCAACTAAAGCCCCTGCTACCGAAACCGTAGCTGCCGGCGGTGCTCGCAACACTTCCATTACCATTAATTTGGGGAAAATGGTAGAGAGTATTGTTTTCGAAGGCGGACTGAAAGAACATGCACAAGATATGACACGGCAGGTGGAAGAGGCATTGGTGCGGGTGCTGTATAGCGCGCAAAGTGCGGGGTAATTTATAATTCATAATTTATAATTCATAATTTATAATTCATAATTTATAATTCATAATTTAAGAATGGACCCGATACGCTACATACATGATGCCACAAATATAGCCCTGCAGGCACAGAATGCGCTTGGTTATAATTTATTAAACTTAGTGCCCTACGATAAGCTAAGCTCCGAGTTTCGGGCAGGGCTTATGGAAAATACCAACTGGATAGTGCCATTGACATTTAGGGCTGATGGGTTGGATGATTTTAAATTTCCGCTCGACCCCATTGTTTCGCTATCGAGCAAAAACATTATTACCCGCCGGTATGTGAGTAAGGGACAAACACGAGGCTCGATAAAAGAGCATTGGAGCCAGGACGACTGGGAAATAACCATATCGGGAGTTATTATTGAAAGTAACCCCGACGATATGGAGGCCATACTACTTGAGCTGCGCAAATACCTTGATAGCGCAAAGTCGATAGAGGTAACATGCCCCGTATTCAATCAAATGGATATTTTACGTATTGCCGTGGAAAGTTACGATTTTCCGTTTACAAAGGGAGTGGAAAATCAGGCATTTGTAATAAAGGGATATAGCGATGGCGATTATGACCTTTTAATCAAAAATTAAATAGTATTTAAGCCATGTTTAAAATGAGTTGGAAAGTAACAATTGGTGCATACCGATTGGGCATGATAGAGGCGGTGGAAATTGCTACCAGCGTGGAACTGCTGAACGATACGGCTACTATCACACTGCCGGGCGCGGTATATAACAGGGCATTTGAATTGAATGATAAGCTAAAGCGTGGCGACGCGGTGAAAATAGAACTGGGGTATGACGACACGTTAGTAACAGAATTTGAGGGCTACCTGAGCGAAGAGCCGCGTACCGATAATGGAAGTTTGGTGCTACGGTGTGAGGATGGTTTATATCAGTACCGAAAAGGACTGACGAACATAGAATTAAAAAAACCACGGCTGAGCGCTATATTGGCACAGGTGCACACCGATATAAAAGGATTTACGGTAAGCTGCGATTATGATTTTGGGTACGAAAAGTTTGTGATACGCGACATGACTGGCTGGGATGTGCTAAAAAAGATTCAGGAGGAAACCAATGCCAACATTTACCTAAAAGGCACGGTGCTACACATACATGCTCCGTACAGCGAGCAGTTTGGAGAGGCAAAGTATGATTTTGCGGTGAATGTGGATAGCGAAGGCACTGACCTGAAATGGCGCGAGGCTGCCGACCGCAAACTATTGGTAAAATACAGCGCACAAACGGCTGATGGTAAAACAATAACCGCACAGGCAGGCGAAGCCGGCGGCGATACTAAAAGCGTAAACCTTCCCGGTGTGAGCGATGTAGCGAGTTTGCAGAAAGCTGCCAACGAGGAACTGGCACGGCGGGTGTATACAGGTTATGAGGGTTCGTTTGCCGGATGGATGGTGCCTTACTGTAATGCAGGGTATAAGTGTACGCTGAGGGATACTGACAATGATATACGCACGGGTAGTTATTATGTGCTGGGCGTAAAAACGAGCTTTGGGCAGATCGGTGGCAAACGGGTGGTGCAGCTGGGGAAGAAGATTTAAAAAGAAGCCCCCTAACCCCCTTCCGATATAAGAATCGGAATAAATGGCGGGGGAATAAGACAGGGCTTTAATGTTTTCCGGGGAATGAGGTAACGTAGCGGATGGTAAAATCTTCGTGCGAAGTAACAAACTGAACGGTGAAATCTTCGTGCGAAGTAACAAATTGCCAGCGTGCACATCGGTCGGGGAATGATTTTACAAGCATAATGTTGTAATCGGCATTAGCGGTAACAATACGCACTTTGAAAGTAGGAAATGAGTTAACAACACGCACCCGTCCGTAAAGCGGAATGCCACGCATAGAGCAGGTATCGCGCTGAGCAGCCAGGGTAATGGTAAACGACAAAAGAACGAATAAAATACGTGATTTCATAATGAGTAAAGCTTCCGATATACGAGAATTGATACGCAGTATAGGTACAACGAAAAAGCCGGGTAAATTGTTTTTTCGGGCTAAAGTAAAAACGGTGAGCGATGAAACCTGCCAGGTAGAATGGAACGGCTTGCTGATTAGCGATGTGCAGCTTGCCGCAGCAATTGACGGGAATGCCAAAAACTTACTGATAAAACCCAAGGTGGGGAGCGTGGTGCTGGTTGCCGATTTGTCGGAAGGTGAAATGCGCGAACTGGCGGTGATTAGCTGGAGCGAAGTGGATACGGTGGTGTTCAATGGTGGGGAGAATGAGGGTATTGTAAAGGTAAAGGAGCTGACAGATAAAATAAATACGCTTGAAAATGCTTTGAATAGTTTGAAGACAGTTTTTTCGGGCTGGGTACCAGTTCCGAGCGATGGCGGTGCAGTGCTAAAAACGGCAATAGCCACATGGGCGGGGTCACAATTATCGGTTACTAATAAAGCCGATATTCAGAATGATAAAATAAAACACTAATGAGCAAGAAAGTAGGCATACAACTGACAAATGAATTGGAACCGGCGCTAAATGTAGTGAAAGAAGGCAATGTGATAGTACAGGGCATGGTGGTGGGCGATACGCTTTATCAGAACCAATATTTGATACTGCAAGCGCAAAAAGGCGAATTCAAAGAGCACCCCACACTTGGCGTAGGCATAGCCGATATGGCATCGGACGATGATGTGAACGCCTGGAAATATGCCATACGCAATGAGCTTGCCAAAGATGGGCTAAAAGTAGAAAAGCTCACTTTTGCCAACGGAGTGATGGAGATAGTAGCAAATTATTAGTATCAATTCATAATTCGTAATTTATAATGAGACCGATAGAGAAAATAATAATCCACTGCACGGCTACGCCCGAGGGTAGAACTACCACGGTGGCCGATGTTACGGCTTGGCATCGCAAACGTGGATTCAATACCATTGGCTATCATTATTTGATAGGCTTGAGAGGAGAGGTGTGGCGTGGGCGCGACGATAGTGTGATAGGCGCACACTGCGAGGGGCTTAACTCGCGCAGCATTGGCGTGTGCTACGTGGGCGGACTGGACGCATCGGGCAAACTGCCTAAAGACACCCGCACACCGGCACAAAAGGCATCGCTCGAGAAATTGATAAAAGAATTAAAGGCTAAATATCCAAATGCTACTATTCACGGACATAATGAATTTTCGGCTAAGGCCTGTCCGAGTTTTAGGGTGAGTTATTAGTTGAAAGTTGAAAATTGAAAATTGAAAAAAAAGAGTAATATGGAGTGGATAAATTTGATAGTAACGTTTGTAATGGGAGGCGGACTGGTAGCTCTGTTCACCATTAAGTGGGCGCGCCAAAAGGTGAAAGCCGAAGCCAAAGGGCTCGAAGCGGCAGCCGAAAGTACCGAAATAGATAACGCCGAAAAAGTGGCGCGTATGTGGCGCGAGTATGCCGAAGCGGCCGAAATGCGCTACAAACTATCGCTCGAAAACACCACTGCCGAATTGGTAAAAATGCAGGAACGAATGTCGGAAATGGAATGCACCATAAAAAAACTGACTTCGACCAACAACCAAATACTTAAAATACTAAAAGACATCAACCATGACAACCTGGAGCAAAAAAAACAAGAAGCAAAAGATATTGCCGGAGCCTAAAATTGCCCGTTTAATCCTTTCTTTAATGTTTGTATGTACAATGATTGTTTACTTCAGTTCGTGCAAACCTACCGAACGCATTGTAGTAAAAACCGAATATGTAAACCAACTTAAATACGATAGCATTTACTTGCAAAAGTACGACAGCATTTATGTGGAACGAGTAGGCGACACAGTACGTTTCGAACGATTTAAAACAGTATTTAAAGACCGTTTAAAAATACAGCTCGATACGGTGGTGCGAACCGATACGGTTATTATTAAAACGCTTGCCTCCCAACCCCCTACAGGAGGAGTAAGAGAGGTTAATAAATGGGGTTTCTTTGACTGGGCGGGGCTAATTTCGCTCTGTTTAACAGCTATTTATTTCGCGTTTAAATACATTAAAAAATGAAAGTTTTACAAGGTCAATCCCTGTTCGATATAGCCATTCAGGAGCTCGGCAGTGCCGAAGCTGCGTTTGATTTGGCGGTGTTGAATGGTGTGAGCATTACCGACGATGTGAGCACAG